AAAAAGAAAGAAGCCGGAGCCAGTGCGAAACACAAACAACTAGCCGAATTGTTTCCGGCATTCAAAGACGACGAAATAGATCTCATGTGCCAACTCAATGATAAAAAGGACATTGATACCTATGTCAAATTAATGGGACAAGAAGTCAAAAAATGAACCACACCTGTCAGTACTGCAAGAAAGATTTTGTAAAAGAAACCAGTCTCGCGGTGCATTCCTGTGAACCAAGACGTCGGCGCCAGGAACAACACGAGCCCGGTGTGCGATTGGGATTTCATTCCTACATCAAGTTTTATGAACTTACACAAGGCAGTGCCAAGTTAAAAACATTTGATGACTTTTGTGAAAGCCCATACTATCGAGCTTTTGTGAAATTTGGCCGTTACTGCGTAGACGTTCGAGCAATCAATCCAGCACGGTTCACTGAGTGGGTGTTAAAACAAAATAAAAAAATTGATCACTGGTGCAAAGATACAGTGTATACAGAATATTTGACAGACTATCTGCGTGTAGAAAATGTAAATGATGCACTAGCTCGTGCTATGGAATTTGGTATTGACTGGGCAGAAAAGTCAGGACATCCAGCAGAAGATTGCTTACGATTTGGCAATACCAATGCTATGGTGTATGCTGTGACCGCAGGTCGTATTAGTCCTTGGATCATTTACAATAGTGATGCCGGGCAAAAATTTCTAGCAGAATTAGATTCTACACAAATAGCCATGGTATGGCCCTACATTGATGCAGATTTTTGGATGAAAAAATTTCGAGACTATCCAGCAGACCAAGAGTATGCTCGAGAGATATTAACCAAGGCAGGCTGGTAAATGGATTTTCCTTTAATATATTGTAATGGTGATAGTTATAGCGATGAAAACTACCACAAATCGTTAGTTGGAAAAACTTACGCTCATGTAGTAGGAGCTTATTGTAATGGATTTACTATTAACAATGCTATATCCGGTAGTTGTAATCGACGTATTATACGAACCACAGTCCATGATATAATACAACAAAGAAAAATAAATCCAACCCAACCAATCATTGCGTTGTTAGGATTGAGTTTTGAGTTAAGGTCTGAGTTATGGGTTGACGAAATACGATCTAACTCTCGCCCAGAAGAATCTAATCTTAGAACACATACGTTCAGTAGACAAGTTAGTTGGAAAGATAATCTGTTAAACAATTTTGATATTGAATCTGATAATCCGCATAAACTTAATGAAAAATTTTTTAAGAAATACAGCGAAGGTCGAGCGTTTTTCTTTAGCCCATATCAAGAACGTATAAATTTATTAACAGATCTGATTATGCTTAGAGCATTGTTTGAAAAACTAAATGTTAATTTTTTAATTTTTCAAAGTCCAAAAGAAGAAAAATTAAAATCAGACTACCTGCTTGATTTTTTAAAAAATGAAATAGCCACAGATAACAGGATTATGGATTTTGAACTATTTGGATTTACTGATTGGTGCCATAAACAAAATTTTACGCCATTAGATATGTTAGACTTTCCAGGAATAGCACACTATGGTTCTGACGCTCACAACGCTTTTGCTCAACAATTTTTAATACCAAAGTTAAAAGAATTGAAAATACTATGAGCGCAGATATTGATATTGACCTAGCGGATAGAGATCAATTGCTAAAATTGATACACGCTATCCCTGCTAGTCAACGGCAACAAGGCCAAGTTCGTCAACACAACTCGGGTGTATATGTTACAGATATCCCGTACAATCCTGTTAATACTTGTGCGGCAATAGACTATGAACAAGCAGAACAACTCGGGTATTTTAAAATAGATTTGCTGAACATGAGTGTTTATCAACTGATAAAAAACCCAGAGCATTATCAACAAATATTAGACCAAGAACCCGCCTGGTCACGTTTATGGACGGATAATGAATGGGCTAAAAAATTGGTACACGTGGGCAATTATACCACGTTACTCGAGACCATGAGGCCCGATAGTATACCTAGAATGGCCGCATTTATCAGTATTATTCGTCCTGGCAAAGCACACTTGCAAAACAAGCCCTGGGCAGAAGTATTTGAATCAGTATGGGACGGTGATGATAGTAAGGGATTTGTGTTTAAAAAAGCACATGCTTTAGGCTACAGCAAATTAGTAGCACTGCATATGAACCTGCTTAGTCAACCCGTCGAACAAGTGTAATTGATTTTCTTTTAGATTTCTTGCGGCCCATTTCGCTAAGACTACAAACAGGTCCGTGCAGCACTTCTAGATCTTTGTTGATAAAAGTACGTAGATAAGGTTTAAATTGATCCCAATCATTTTTGAGAAATATGTTAATAGGTACACTACGATTACTTTCCCACCACCAAACATTGGCCAACTCTAGGAATTGACGTTTAATTTCCAAGTCTTGAATAGCGCCAAAGTCGTAGATGGTCGTAATAGCATCGTCTTGATTTTGTATTATGCCCACGTATTCCGTTGTGGCATAAACACACAAGGTTATAAATGGGTATTTTTCCGCTAGTTTTTCAAAGAAATCTGTGTTCATATCTACGGATATTTACCAGACCATTCTGTGACCCTATTCTAAACCAGCTAAATACTCTGTATGTACTCTACCCAGGTTTATATCTATCAACAGCTCACGCGAGTGTTACTCATGGATACAGGCGCGGGAGAAACTTTTACTTATAGGTACGATCCTGTGTACGCAAAACAGCTGACCATAAACAAAGGCGTGGACAACGTGCTTTTGTTTGAATTTATTAATCAACAAGAAAAACCTGTCAACATCACAGGTAGCACTTTCTTATTCCGTGCAATCAACACTGCTGGCGACAGTATTCTAGTGGAAAAGGAGTTGGTTACTCTAAATGCCGCCACTGGTCGTGCCAAGGTGACACTAACCTCAGCAGAAATGTTGGAAGTGTTGGCACAGCCAGCTACCTACAGCATACAACGTACACAACCAGGCGGCCTAGTCGAAGCAGTGTTCACCAATGCTCAAGCCGGAGCCCGTGCTCCTGTAAACATTGTAGACAGTGTATTACCACAGTATGTGCCCAGCGCCCCACTCACAATACCCACACTAAAATTGTCAGCACAGGCCAGTGTCGACGGTACGGCCTGGAGTCAAAATCCTAGTAATCCTTACTGGGCCGGCAATCCCAACGGCGGCAACTACTTGAACAGTTTTACAAACACAGAATATTTCAGCAGCTTTATTGAACCAGTTAATGCAGTGACCACAGTACAAATGACTTTGGATGGCTACACTGGAACTATCAAAGCACAGGCCGCAGAAAACTATCAAAGTCTGTTTTATAACATTACAGAATCCACCACCTACTTTAATAAAACTGGCACAATCTACATGAATCTTGTAGGCTGGTATCCGATAATGAGATTATGTTTTAACAACAGTATATTTGCTGTGCCAGACCAGCCTGGCATTCCGGCCATAGCATTTGCCACTACAGAAAACGGTGTAGTTACCAGCATCACAGTGACCAATGGTGGATCAGGATATCTAGCACCGCCCAAGATCAATATCATTGGTAGCGGTGCCGGTGCCACAGCTGAAGCAACAGTGTCAGGGGGAGTAGTTACCGGCATTACGGTAACCAATGGTGGATCGGGTTATTGGTATTTGCCCAATGCAGGATTTGGTATAGGTTTGTATCCAACCAATCCTACTGAAACCGGCGCAGCGGTAGTAATCAGTACCGGTTATGTGGTCGACTTACTGTACCGATAACACCAAACGTTCTTGATTTTATCCAGACAATCTGCTATAATGTAGTATGATTGATGTGGTTTCTTTTTTGCCTGGCAAACGAAAACAAACAGCAAGTGGCTGGATCAGCTTTAACGCACCTTGTTGCATTCATCGCGGCGACACACAAGACAAGAGACAGCGTGGCGGAATCAAACCCGGTGCAGATAGCTCGTGGTCATATCATTGTTTTAACTGTGGCTACACCGCCAGTTTTATATTAGGGCGTAACTTAACATTTAAGGCTCGCAAACTGTTAGAATGGCTTAATGTTCCTACAGAAGAAATAGAACGCATCAATCTTGAAAGTTTAAAACACAAAAGTATAGAAGGCTTGTTGGGCGAGCGCCAAGAAGTAATACAAAAATTACAATCAATTGAATTTGAAGATCGAGATTTGCCGAGCGAAACACAAGAATTAAATGAGTTTGCTGAAGAATATTTGCGTAATAGATGTGTTCCGCTAGACTATCCATTCCTATATAAAACAATGCCGCGACGCGGTGTTGTAATTCCGTTTACACATAATAATCAAGTGGTAGGGCATACCACACGTTTTTTAGACGAGCGCACACCAAGATATATTCAAGACATACAACCTGGATATGTGTTTGGCACAGATTTGCAAAAGTCTAACTGGCAATATGCTATTGTAGTTGAGGGTGTGTTTGATGCACTGTGTATCGGCGGATTGGCCGTGTTGCATGCTGAAATAAACGATGCTCAGGCCAGATTGATTCGCAGTCTAGGTAGAGAAATAATTGTGGTTCCAGATCAAGATTTAGCTGGAATGAAACTGATAGATCGTGCTGTGGAACTAGGATGGAGTGTAAGCATACCCGAGTGGCCCATGGGTGTTAAGGATGTAAACGATGCTGTAATTCAATTGGGCAAACTTGGAACCTTGCTAACTATAATGCAATCTCGAGAAACTAGTAAAATTAAAATAGAACTAAGGAAGAAACAACTTGTTAAAAGACTACGGACTTGATGTCCAAAAACTATTCTTAGAAATGATGTTGCAGGATGCAGAAAGTTATGTCCGCGTTCAAAACATTTATAATCCAGAAAACTTTGATAGAAGTTTAAGACCTGCGGCTGAGTTTATTGCTGAACACAGTAACCAACACAAAACACTTCCAGCACCAGAGCAGATTGCGGCCGCAACCGGAGTCAAATTAAATCATGTGCCCGAACTTAACGAAGGCCACTTTGAATGGTTTATGAACGAGTTTGAGCAGTTTACTCGCAGGCAAGAACTAGAACGTGC